CGAGACGCGACGTACGCCTTCCCGACGCTGGAGGTCGAATTTGGGAGAGATCTCAAACGCCTCCTGAGTCTCGTGGAGCTGAGGGGTATCCACCTTTACTTGGTGGATCTCCCAGCTGTTGGTAAGCATCTTGATAGGTGCTTAGCCGGCGGCGAGTACATACCATCAGGATTACCTCTGACGAAGAGGTTTTCTGGTGGGGTAGTGATCCCGAAGTTTCTTCGGGGACTCTACCTACTCGTTTTTCACGAGACAGGTCGCCTGAGGGAAAATTACAGTGTCGAAGCCATATTCTTCTTACGACAGATTCTGTACGTAATGAAGAAAGCAGACTTCGCCTGTGACGCTTCCAAGATCGAGAACGAAGTTCTCGACTTTGTCAGCGTTGATGAGTCTCTTCCTGAACCCGATGGGTTTTGGGGAGAGACTGAGACCGACCCTAACCAAGTGAGGTGCGTCTATGAAGGTTTTTCAAAGTCGCAACTCTACAAGGAAAGGGTTGACTCTTTGGTTACAAGCAATTGTAACCAACTGTCAATCTTCCTCACAAAATTTGACTCCGTGTCGAATTTTGTGTCTTCCGCCCTCGGATCTTACGATCCAAGGGTATGGAAGTTCAGGCACGGACCAGGTGCTATTTCAGAGAGGACTGGACCTTCCAACAAATACTGTTGGGAGGGCTGGTCGGATTCTCTGGAGTCCATGTACCCAATCGCCGACTATGGTTTCCATAGTTTTGCGAGTTGGGCAGACAGCTGTCACCGTCCTGACATGTCAGGTTCAAGAGAACCTGCGTCTAGAATGGTGGCTGTACCCAAGTCCTACACGAAGCCTCGGCTAATTGCCGCGGAACCGTGTGCGCATCAGTGGTGCCAACAAAATCTGTGGCACTACTTTTGCACGCGTAGCAGGAAGACCTGGATAGGTAAATTTGTTCACTTCCGTGATCAAACCCTTAACCAGGACTTGTGCTTGCAGGGCTCGAGTAATGGCACGCTCGCTACCATCGATTTATCGGCGGCTAGCGATCGCGTAACCTGTCACGCCGTAGGTCAGTTCTTTCGGAGTAATCCGAATTTACTGTTATACCTACGGGCGTCTCGGACCCATTCCGTGAGTCAGAAACTGACACTTCGTGTGCCAGCCCTGATTCCGTTGAGAAAATTCTCAACGATGGGTAGCGCCTGCACCTTCCCCATTGAGTCGTTAATGTTCCTAGGAAT